GCCACCTGATTTTGCTTTTGCCATAGATATTCTCCTTCTTATTTATTACGGATTCCCAACTCTTTCTCAGTCAGGATGATAAATTTCCATCCTCTATCTTCACAAAACTCAGTAGCAAATTTCCACTTTGCTTGGTTTACCCCCCATTGCATAACTTCCTGTAGAAACTTCTTTGTTTTTCTAGCAGGCACTTTGGGTTCTTTAGTAAACTTCTGCGGTTTTACCTCAACCAGATACTTCTTTGTAACACCACTTTTTTCTTGAACCTTGATATAAAAATCCACGAAATATCTATGTACTCGATTATCTAAAGGAGAGATGTATGGTATGGGCAACTCTTCAGATCCCCATTCCAATATGTTGTCATTATTATCACACCACTTCATGAACTTCAGTTCCCAACTGGAGCGATAAACAATATTGTTCGGATTTCCAATGTATTTCTTTGAATTCTGTATTTTATACAGACCTTTCAAAGTTTCCTTGCCATAACTCATATAAATATTCCAAACTCTATACTTAATAGGATATTTATTCTAGATGGCATTAACTCCTGCACCTGCACCTCCCGCACAAACTCCTGCTCCAGGAGCAACTGCACCTGCCGCAGCAACTGCGGCACCTCAACCGAAAACAGAAAGTCGGTTCAGTAGAGGTAGTGCACCACTCAATTTCCTAGAAACGCCACTCGATAAAGATGGACAGAAACGTTATCCGATAAATGTTGGGAATTCTGCAGAGTTCCCACATTACGTTGTTTTCTATCCTCTGGTGCGCGAAGGAACAAAACGAGGTAAGGAATTATTGTCATCTGGTGGTGGTAGAATTTTTGATCAGACAGATCAGAATAGAGTCGACCCAGAAAACGGTAAAATTGCAACAGGAGCAGCAGGTGCGTTAATTGGGGCCAGTTTGGGTGCTGCTGGTGGTGCTGGCGCAGCGACCTCTCTCGGGGAGGTATTAAATAAAAATGGTGGAACAACTGTAAACAAAAATCCTAACGCTACAGGCGGACCAGTATCAATCGGCGTAAAAATGGCGGCAGGTCTTGTTGGTGGAATTTTGGGAGCAGGTGCTGGTGCTGCAGCTGGTGTTGCTGCCAGCGCAATCGCGGGGGAACAACGTCTAGTAATTGGTAGTGATGAGATCATTCTGTATATACCAGAAAAAATCTCATCAGGTTATAATGCAAACTACGAGACTGCAGATCTAGGTGCACTCATTGGTGGTCTCGCTTCGGGTAAAGCATCAGTAGGAGGTTTATTTACTGAAGGTACAGAAACTGCTGATTACATGATAAGAAAGGCAGGTCGTATTGCGAACATTGCTGGATTTGATCAGTTTAATAATGTGTTGCAGGCAACTTCAAAGAGAGTAGAAAACCCATACAAAGAACAATTATTTAGATCTATGGGATTTAGAAAGTTCTCGTTTGATTATAGATTTGCACCATATAATGAAGCAGAAGCAGATGTCGTTTTCGGTGAAAACGGTATACTTAAATTGTTTACTTCGCACATGCATCCAACCCTGAGCCCTAACGGTCTGTTCCAAACTTATCCATCAGAATTTATGATAATCTACTATCACAATGGTGCCGAGAATACATATGTCAGAAAAATATCAAACTGCGTGCTGACAGATATGGTTATAGATTACGGCGCAGAAGGGTTTACCACGTTCTCTAATGGATGTCCTACTGAAGCATTTGTCAGATTGCAATTCTCTGAGTTGGAAACTTTGACTACAGACAGAATTGAGAAGGGATACTGATATGTTATTTTCTATGTTCCCGAGATTACTAGTCAATACGATTACGCCAAACACAGCGACACTTGTAACTGATATTTTTCGCAGAATCTCATTAAATAGATTTAAGAATAATGTTGTTTTTTTACAAACAGTCACCATTCCGGATGGTTACACAATCGAACAAGTTTCCGATAAGTTTTACAACAGTCCAGATTATCATTGGGTTATTATGGCAATAAATGATATCGTCGATGCACGAAAAGAGTGGCCGATGGGTTCTTCAGATTTACTCGCATATTGTAAAAAGAAATATGGTGAAACAGGAATCTATGAAACACATCATTATAGAACAGTAGATGTTGATAAATTGATTGTTGATTATGACGCTGCAGATCTTGCAAACGGAAATATAGAAGAAGTGACTAATATTCAGTACGAAGAAGAACTAAATAATGGTAAGCGAGAGATAAAGATTTTGGATCCAAAATACTTAGCGGAATTTGTGTCTGCGTATTCGAATTTGATTAGTAGGTAATTAATAATGGCAGAATCACCAGTAGGTCAAGGAAAAACTACTGCATCACCACCAACCGCAATCAGTGATGCAATGACAAAACCAGGAGATGTAATTATTTCATCTCTGACTCTAAATGTCGTGTCATCAGAAGATCCTCTAGATCTGAAACCATTCATGATGGAAATAAATCTGTATGAAGATATTTTTTCTCCAGCTCTGCACGGTTCAGTAATTATTCGCGATTCGTTGAATCTTATTGGGAGATTGCCAATCATTGGTGATGAGGTTCTCACCATGGATATTCAAACACCATGGAAAGAACTGGGCGGTTATACCAAAAGTAATCTTGGAACATTCGATCCTATCAATAAAATCCAAAAGTCATTTTCAGTTTATGCAGTCAAGAATCGTAAACTAAACAATGACAGGGAGCAATATTATGAGTTGTTATTTTGCTCTATAGAAGCATCTTCTGATAACGTTGTAAAAGTATGTAAAAAATTCGAAGGCACCACAGACGAAATCGTTGCTGATATTTTTAAAGAAAACATAAAAGCACAAAGATTTTTTACTCGTAAAAGCGAAGTTAGCACAGGATCAACCAATCCTGAGACGCCTGAGACGGATAGCGAGTCATCATACAATATCGCGGATGAGACAGCATATACCGAACTGTATATCGCCGACGCTCCCCACCAATCAGAAATAACATTTGTTTCGCCAATGTGGTCACCCTTTCAGTGTATAAATTGGTTGGCGAAGAGATCTATTGGAAACAATAATAAATCTCCAACTTTTATGTTTTATGAAACAACCAAAGCATTCTATTTCGCGTCAATCGAAGGTCTTGTCAAAAATCAGTTAGAAAACGGAGACATATATTCAGCCTTCGTTTATAATACGAATTTATCTAATTTACAAACGGTATCTTCGTTGGTCAAGGGATTCCAAACCATAGAAGCATTGCAATTTATTACTAATCTTGATGTCATCCAGAGTCAAGATTTAGGTCATTTTGCCAGCACTGTTCATTCATTCAATATGGTAAAGAAAGAATATACGGCATATTATTATGATCATGGATTCAACTATAAACAATACCACCACATGGAAGATGGAACATTGGATCCATCATCAGGGGCATATAAATTCCCCGACATTGACAACGAAGATCCTACCAAAACCGACAAACAATACAAAATGATTTTTCCAATTAACGTGTTGCGATCATCAGATACTAAACCGTTTGTTTCAACTGTGAATCCTGGTGTGCTGGATTCAACCGTAGATTCTATCGATCTTCATCCCGAAGAATTTGTGTCGCAGAGAAATAGTTCGTTGCTGGACTTAACCACATTAAGATTGCAGATAACAGTTCCTGGAAGAACGGATGCTGAAGTTGGTAGAATGATTCAATTATATTACCCCTCCGTCGGGGAGAAAACTAAAGAGGATTCTGAAGCATTGATATGGGACAAATTTGTAACAGGTATCTACATGATAACTGCGATACATCATCAAATATCTCCTTTGCGGCACACTATGTTTTTGGAAATTTCCAAAGATTCTTATGCGCAAGAAATTTATGAAGTTGAAGAACTTGGTGGATCGGATGGTACTAGTACTCCAACTTCTGATTCTGCGCCAACCACAACTGATCCTGCTGCGCCAGCGGCAACACCGACGAAACCAGTTGGTAAAGGTTCGTTTATCGGCGACAGTATTGCACAAGGTCTAGGAAGTTCTGCCAAGGACGCAACAACAAATGCTACCGTTGGTTGGAATACTGACAGGATTAAACAAAATTATGCTGCAAAAGGTGGTTCTGATTATACAGTCATATCAATGGGATCTAATGATAAAGGATTCCCGAATATTAAGACTGCCGAAAATGCGACTGCAGTAAGAGAATCTATTAAAACACAAACTAAGAAAGTTATCTGGATTCTTCCGTATGATAGTGTGATTGCACAAAAGATTCAAGGCGTAGCATCTAAATATGGTGACAAAACGATTAAACTTTCGGAATTCCCTTCGAATGACGGATTGCATCCAAAAAGTTATGCGAAGGTTCTCGAACGTGTCAATAGTGAGATAGGAAGTTAAAATATGGCAATGGACAATATTACATCTAACAATAATGCAAACTTTTATTGGTGGTTTGGTGTGGTTGAGGATCGAAACGATCCGCTGCGACTAGGTAGATGCCGAGTAAGAATTATTGGGTATCACACTGAAGATAATGAAGTACTTCCTGCAGAAGACCTTCCATGGGCAATACCTGTAATGCCTGCAAACTCGGCGGGAAGTTCTGGTGTTGGGTGGTCACCAACAGGCGCAGTAGAGGGTTCTTGGGTTGTTGGATTTTTCGCGGACGGTGAAAACGGTCAACACCCTATGTTCTTCGGTACAGTCGGTTCAATTCCTGGTGGGTTGGCATCTGCAAATTGCGCACCATCCGAGGGATCTGGATCTTCTAGTGATGATGCAACAGGCAGCGGGGGGACTGATACTGGTGGTGATATTGGTGAAGTGACTCAACCAACGGGCGATGCGAAAAATCTAGAAGAATATTTGTCATCTTGGTTAGATATTAATGGAAAGAAAATAAACGGATATACTCCACTTGCTAAAGCTATGATCATGGCACAATGCTCACACGAATCTGGCGGATTCACGAGAATGACTGAAGTTGGTAGCGACGAATATTTTATTTCTGGTCTCAATCGCGGGAAAAAAGTACATAGCGGTTATGATATTCAAAGTATTCATGCAGACGGCAGGCAAAGAGCGAGACAAAATGGTAATACACAACCAGGAGATGGTAAGAAATATCGCGGAAGAGGATTTCTAGGACTTACATGGAAAAATAGTTATCGAAACTGTGGGAAATACATTAAAAAACCATTGGAACAAAATCCAGATTTAGCAGCAACTAAAGAGGTCGCAGCAGAAATACTACTTTGGTATTTCAACGTAGAACGACCTAAAGTCGGTAAAAATAATAGATGGGGTGATGTCGAGTACGTAACCAGGCAAATTAATGGTGGAGTGCTTGGACTTGCTGATAGAAAAAAGAAATTCGCATACTACAGAAATAAATACAAAGTTTAAGGTATAACTATGATAAAATATAATCCATTTACGCCGTATTTTACAACAGTCGATAGTATCAACATGATTGAGGATGAGACCATTGGTTCTCTGACTCGCGATGATGTAGTTACGCTTTTGAAAGAAATTCAAAAAGCGATGACTCTACAATATTATAATAAGGTATATAACTTCGGGCAAACGCCTCCTGGTCCTGGATACAACTTATTAGAAGTAAAGGGTGGTCAACTAACACAAACTGGTGACCAATGGAAATTTACTGTTGTTCATGCAGATGGTGAGTATGGCGTATATAAACTCGGCACAACGCAACTTATTGATGCTGGAATATTCGGCAGCGATTTAAATAAATGGATCAGCAATAATCTGCCAAATATTCCTGTTCCCTCGAAAGGTAACGAGGAATATGAAAGTTGGTATAGTCGATTCGCAAAGTACAACAACGCTAAACAAACAAGAATAATTCAAGCGCCTGTTAATGCTCGCAATAATGCATTATACTATATGTTAATTTATATAGTAAATGGAAGCGATCCTCGGTTTAATGTTTCTATTCATCCAGAGTTAGCATCGCAAAATCCAATTGATATGCATACTGGATTTATTGAACAACCTCAACTACAAGATCTTGCTGCATCAAATCTACTGAAATTTTCATATCAATTATTATTAACATCTCGCGCAATAAATGAAAGTGTCGATAAAAAAACTCTTGCTGGTGCCTTGGCATTATCATTGTGCTGGGATATTGATTCTGCGCAAAACTATCTGCGAGGAAACATTAAGACAGACACAAGCGGTATATCTGCAAAGTACTGGTTCGATGTTGGGTACAATGCAGTTGCACTACCAACGGAAAAGGTTGCAACACCTGGACCAATTCCTGGTACTACCAGTGTAGTTAAGGACGAAGAAGTAACACCTCCTCCAGCAGTTGAACCTGAGACACCTGTCGGACAAACTACTGTCGAAACTACAAAAACATCTAATTCCCCTGCAGAGGCAAAAGAAGTCCCTAAGAAAATTGTTAAGACAATTAATAATGGAACGATCACATATGAATTAACTCCTGCTGGAACTATCTCTGCTAAGGTTGTTACTGCCACAAAGAAAACTGCTAGTGTTCTTGGTTCTGGCGGGTTCATCACATCAGTAACAAATCCATTCAGTTTTATACAGAATGGTATTGTGACGACATTAGAACAACTTGGCGCAGAAACTTTTAAACTCTCTGTTGTGGATAGAGTCGATAATGGAAGAGTTTTATTTGAGGGGTCAGATATAAATTCAGCGACTCTCGCTTCCAATGCAGCAACTAAACTCAATCAAATAAAAGCAGCAGAACGTGATTCTCTACATGGTAGAGGATCTGGTGGAACTTGGTTGCTTGCTATTGAAACTGTAGTGGAATGGTTGCCCCAAACATATCCATCTATTGTTACCGCACTGAAACAGTTAAAAACTACTAATGAGAATACTAAAACTGATGATGTTGAAAGCAACAAAACAATTGCTTTCGATGATCCCGCTGACGTAGAAACTCTCATTAAGCAACTTGATGCTAAAGCGCAAGAAGCAGATAGATCTAGATTAAAATTTACATATGATGCATGCGTATCAGCGAAGAATGAAATTCAATCAAACTTTACTACAGATACGCAAACAATTTCTTCCGCAATCTCACAAGCAACACAAACTTCTGCTGACGGGAGTTCTACATCATCTGTTTCAACTGTTCAATCATCTGGTGCGGTAACAACTGTTACTACAACAACAGATGCAGACGGAACAGTAACACAAACCAAGACAGTAGAAAAGGTAGACGCACCGTTAAAAGGTTCTTCTCAGAATACTCTAGACAATGGTATCGAACACAATACAAGATCAGCAGAACCTACTTCTCAAATAAATTCTCCATCTGCTAATGCTCTCCCGACGCACGAAGGCACTAATGTAGAAAAACCAATTGAGAAAGGTTTCGCAGATCCAAATAAATCATATCCTAAACCAGACTATGTAAATAAACCAGATACTAATACTCTTGCGCTTGGGGTAAATTCTAAAAATATCAACCCAGACCCAAGAACATCTGCAGGTGATAAATCTTCACAGTCATTGGGTTCTTCACCAGCAGCAAGAAATGCATCAAGAAAACGTGCGGTAAAGATGGCAGGTCGTTCTGGATCCACGTGGGAACAACCAGCGACTCCGTACGCTGCGAAGTATCCATTTAACAAAGTTTTTGCAGGTGAATCTGGACACGCATTAGAAATCGACGACACTCCTGGATTCGAACGATTAAATATTGCCCACAGATCAGGAACCTTTACTGAGACTGGACCTGATGGAACTCAAGTAAATAAAATTGTGGGTAATGGGTATTCTATCGTAGAAAAAGATGGTTTCGTTTTAATTGAAGGTAATGCCAACGTTCACATTGCAGGACAATGTAATGTGTTTATTATGAATGACACTGCACTAACTATGCACGGTAAAGTCAGTCTTGACATCCATAATGACGTTAATGTCAACATTGGTGGATCGCTTGGTCTTTCAGTACAAGATGGTATCTATCTCAGAAACGAAGGTGATATTTCTGTTAAAAATGAAGGTAAGGTTGATGCTGAAATAACAGGAGCAGTCACTACCAAGACTACTGGTAAATATAATCTGACAACAAATGCAGGGTTGAACCTGACATCCAAGGTTAATACGCATATCAAATCTGGCGGATCGTTCTTTAATCATTCAACTGGTAACATGAACCTATGCACTGATGCAGAAATTCTTGCTAAATCCACTGGTGATATTAACTTGAAAACTGCTGGTATGATCAATCAAGAATCGACTGGTGATATTAACTTAAAAACTGCTGGTATGATCAATCAAGAATCGACTGGTAATGCTAATATTAAATCTGCTGGAACTATTAATGCACAAAGTGCAGGAGACATAAGTTTGAACGCTCCGACAGTTCTTGCAGCACCAATCAAAACCTCTACACTAGATGTTACAACTCTACGGGCAGCAACTACCAATCTGATTGGTAACGACGAATCCAGCGGTGATGTTACAAATATCAGAGGTTCTGCTTCTGTTACTGCTCCTTCATCTGCTGGTTCTGCAGGATCCGCTGAAGATGCAGTTTGTGCGGTTGCAGCAAAACTCCCAGTAACATACGAACTAGAACAACCTGTATCCGTATCTGCACCACAACCTGTCGAACGCACCACTAATGATGTTACTACTGGGTATGATGGTGAAAACGATGTCATGAATTCTGATGGTGATGATACTCCTCCCGCAGACGGAGATAATCCAGATTGTGTTAATACAGATGCTGATCCATCAACTGCTGGAAATGATACATCTACATCCGATACTGGTGACCCAGAAACATCAACTGGAATGATTCCGAGTACTTCTGGTGTTGCAACGAAATCGTGCAACGCAGTTATACTCGACGGTAAAACAGTGCAATTACCACCATTGTCTGGGAAGTATGATGGCAATCTGCAACTATCGCCCAATTTCAAACTTAAAGACCTCTGTGTGTTTCCAAGTAATGGTTGCCCAGATGGGTGGAAGGGATTGCGCAAATCTCCACATGGGCATACAGTAGCTGACATCATCAATAACTTGCGTTGTCTCTGTGTCAATATTCTTGAACCTACGCAAGCAAAATGGGGTAAACTCAAACTTTCTTGCGCATATAGAAGTCATCACCCTACTAGGGGAGGAGTTGATCCAGGCGCTCATGGTTATGGTGCTGCTGCCGATATCGAAGGAATTGGTGGTAGAAGCAAGAAAGAATTTATTAAAATCGCAAAATGGATTACCGAAAATTGTAAACACGATCAAATCTTACTCGAGTTTACACCAGGAAAATCTGGTAGTGGTTGGATTCACGTAGGTTGGGTATATAGAGATGGAAAACAACGTGCAGGGATGAGTGGAACTATGGTCGGTCCAACTGGAAAATATATATCGAAAGGATATTTCAAACAACTTCCGACCGTCTAAGAAGTTGATATAAATAACTATATGACAACAAAAACAGTAAACAGAATCTATTCGGATCTAGACTTATCCTTCGCAGCGCACCCAATCACGGGTGACGTTGCGAGGAAGTTCGATGTTAATGCTGTAAAACAAGCACTGAAACTTCTCGTTCTCACGAACTTCTACGAAAGACCGTTTCAACCAAAGATTGGTTCGCCGATCTACGGTATGATGTTTGAGAATGTTGATATTGTTACTGCCAATTCGTTGAAATTGCGATTAGAATTATTAATTAATAAGTATGAACCACGAGTTAGATCGCAGCAGATAGATGTTGTGCCTCTCTTTGATCAGAATGCATTTAATGTAACCATATATTTTTATGTTGTCGGGGTTGCGGAACCCGTTTCATTTTCAACTGTTCTAAGAAGAAGTAGATAAGATGTCTCAACTCAATGTTACTGAATTAGATTTTGCAACCATCAAAGAAAATCTAAAAACCTTCATGCAATCGCAAGAGGAGTTCCAAGATTACAACTTTGATGGATCTGGTCTTACTATACTTCTTGATATTCTTGCATATAACACACACTATAATGCAACTCTCGCGCATCTTCAAGCAAATGAAATGTTCATTGATAGCGCCATCAAGAGAAACTCAGTTACATCTATTGCGAAAACATTAGGATATACACCGACATCAAGAAGATCTGCTCGTGCAAATATCACATTGCAAATTAGACCACCAGAATCTTTTACCAATACAAGTTTGACTGTGACACGCGATACACCGTTCACGGCAAAAACAGCAAAGAACACATATACTTTCTTCCCGAGAGAAGATTATGTTTCTGGATTAGTTGTTCTTGAAACAGGTCAAACAGGATTCAGTTTCCCGATGGAACTGATCGAAGGCAAACGAGTAACCAATACATTCGTTGTTGATCAATCTAATAAATCTGGACCATTCGTTTTACCAAATGGTAATATTGATACTACTACCATAAGAGTTAGAGTACAACAATCAAACACTGTTACATCAATTACTACATGGAACTTCTACGATGATATTGTATCAGTTGATGGAACAACTAGAGCATTTTTTGTTGAAGAAGGTCCATCTGGATTATATGAGATAAGATTTGGTGATGATATTGTTGGACAGCAACTACAAGTTGGTAATATTGTTATCATTGATTATGTCGTAAGCAGTGGTTCAGCAGCGAACTCTATTCCCAACTTTTCAGCATCAAGAACTTTCACTGCTTCGGGCGAAAGTAAACTCGTATATCTAGGATCTGCTGCTACTGGCGGTAGCGAAAAGGAAAGCATAGATAGTATTCGTTACAATGCTCCGAAATTTAATTCCACTAAGAATCGTGTTGTGACATCTGATGATTATGAAACATTGATCAGATCAAGGTTTGGGAATATCAATTCTATTGCTGTTTGGGGTGGTGAAGAAAACAATCCTCCAATTTATGGTAAAGTTTTTGTCTCTATTCAACCATTACCTGGTTCAATTATCTCACAATCAGATAAAGATATTATTGCTAGAGATATTATTAGACCGCGAAGTGTTGTTTCTATTCAACCCGAATTCGTAGATCCGATCGAGACATATATCGGATTGAATATTTCAGTCAACTACAATAAGACAATTACATCTCTTACCTCCTCTAGAATTGAGTCTGAGGTCAGAGCAGTTGTGCAAAGTTTCTTCACAAATAATGTTAATAAGTTACAGAAGAACTTCTATTATTCCAAATTGCTTTCGGCGGTAGTCGGAACGACCCAGTCGATTTTCTCTGCGAGCATTCAAGTACTGATGCACAAACGAATTCCGATATTTTCAGGAGATTTTCCTGAGGATTACGTGGTAAGATTTAATGGACCGTTAGAAATTGAAACATTAAAGACTACGACTTTCAATACGACTATCGGAACACAGGAATATGTGGTTTATATAACTGATCAACATGATACAACAGTTGGCGATATTGGAACTCTTGTGATGAAACGTGTATCAGATGATGTTATTGTTCTATCCAACGTAGGAACTGTCGACTATACGACTGGTGTTGTTACTATTACCGATCTTCTCATTAATTCGGGAACAGAATCCACGTTAGACAATACTATTAGAGTCTATGTTGAACCGTTTGGTGATTCACCAAATATCTTAACGACAGATCTGACATCAACTACGAATACTTCAACGGCAGCAGTTTTCCCATACGCTGCTAGAAATACTGTGTTAACTCTAGACACAAGCGCACCAAATTCGCTAGCAAATATTCCTGCAGGACTGACTGTTACTGCAATTGCTAACTCGCAAGAATAATAGATGTCAGAAGAAACCACCTCATACTACAAAAAGGTTGCCAGTATAACTGTCACAAATGGCGGGGCAGATTATACTTCTGCGCCAACAGTTGTAATTGGTGGTAATGCAACAGCAGTTGCTACTATTGCAGGTGGACGAGTTACTGCAATCACAGTGACATTTGCAGGAAATAATTATCTTTCGCCACCATCTATCTCATTTACAGGCGGCAACGGAAATGGTGCTGCAGCGACTGCGAATATGGTGTATATCGATGACAGTTACAATGGTTTCAAGCAATCACTAAGTCATCTAATTGCAAATCAACTTCCGGATTTCGTTCGCACCGAGTATCCTGTATTCATCACGTTCTTAGAAAAGTATTATGAGTTTCTTGATGAAGAAAATCAGGTAAACAATTTCCTTCTCAACTACGAGAAGAATTTTGACATCAACAGAACACTTGATGCATTCATCCCTAAGTTTAAACACCAGTATGCACAGAACTTTCCTCTTAATGCGCAAATTGATGACAGAAGATTAATCAAATTCATCAAGCAGTTCTATGAGGCAAAAGGTTCTGAGAAGGCAATCGAACTTCTCTTTAGAATCTTATATAACGAACGCACTGAAATTTTCTATCCATCTGAGCAGATTCTTCGCGCATCTGATGGTATTTGGATCGAAGACGTAACACTAAAACTGGCAGTCGATTCATCGATCACAGCAAATCCTTTTGATCTTAACAGCAAAACAATTAAAATCACATACTATGAGAATATCTCATCGGTAACATATGAAAGAACGATTGAAACCAACATAAGCAATGTTACAAAATTTGCTTACGTTTTCCCTGCTGTGTATGAGTTGGTGACAAGTCTGCCAAAGACTGCAAGAATTATAGTTCCAGGCGCTGGCGCAGTTGCCGAGGCGCTGGTTTCAGATGGAAGAGTTAAAGCGATAGTTGGCGACGACTATACCGAATTTGATTCGTCGACAAGCGTAAATGATTCCACTAATATAATTACAATAAACAGTCACGGGTATTCTACTGGTGATATTGTAGTCTATACTAAATCTGCAGGTCATGTTGTTGGTGGGTTAACAGAGTATGTCACATATTATGTAATCGTTGTAAATTCTAACCAGATAAAATTAGCATTAACTGCGAACAATGCAGTTTTAGGTACTGCAATTAATATTGCTCCTGCTGATCCAGGAAATAACAGACTGTATGCTCCTCTTTCCGACAATGGTAATGGATACTTTGCAGCACCAACTATCCAGTTTACTTCGGAAACGGGTGTCGGCGCAACTGCAAGAGCAGTATTAACTGATTCTGGACAAATATCAAATATCATAGTTACTAATGGTGGTTCTGGGTATAGCACAGCACCTGCTGTTACATTTTCCACGGAAGCAATACGCACTAAAGTTGAGATTGTTTCGGGGACTGCTGATGAACCTATCATCACAAGATATGGTTATATTGTTCGCCAACTTGCATCAGTCGATGTTGCCGATTGTAGTGGAACACCACCATGCGGGTTCGTAGTAGGTGACATCTTTGGTATAGATGAAACTGGTTCGGTTGGTCCATACACAATTGAAACAACTCCAGGAACAATCGGAACGTTGGCAGCAACTGTTGCTGTTTCTGGAACTGAGGGTCAATTTACTTGTGGTGCATCAACACTTGCAGTCAATGATACGGTAACAATTACTGGTACTCTTGGAGGAACTGCTGCTATTAGTGGTTATACCTCAGGAACTATCTATAAGGTTTCTTCTGTAACTGGTATATCGCCTAATGTTACTGGGTTTACTTTACGAACAACTGCAGGCAGTATTATATCAACCACTGCTGGTACGCTGACAGGGTTAACATACGTCACTACAGCGAGTAATTCTGGATACTTTTTAAATAAGTATAATGAAACTGATACAGCGATAAATCCATATACTCTCGTTGGTAGAGATAACAAGGCATCTATCAGAATCGATGCAGTTGATGATGATGGTTGTCCAACTGCAGTAAGCATTTTCGATACAGGGTTTGACTTTGAACGCGAATCATTCACTGCGATAATTGAGTCAGAACTAGGATGCACTGCTACTCTGTCATTTACCACAGGTGCGGTCAACGTTAAGACGGGTAGATTTAGAGACTCGCGTGGGATGTTGTCGAATGTCAACAGACTACAAGATAACTTCTACTACCAAAACTATTCATATGTTGTTCGATCAAATGTTCCATCCAATAAATGGTTGGATATTGTAAAGAATACTACTCACCCAGCAGGTACTGCTATCTTCGGCGAACTTACCATCGAGCAGACGGTTGACTTCAGCGAATATATTACGACACCAATACAACCTCTGCATATCTATGAGTTTGTACTCGAAGAACTTTCTGCTTCGGGTGGTATTAATCGCAATAACGAATTCTATTTCGAAGTTGAGTTTATCAAGGTTCTTACTGACTCTGCGACAGTAGCAGATACAAATAGCAGTCATGTTTATAAGGTTCTTGCCGATCTTGTTACAACTTCAGAAACTACTGCCTTTGACTTTGACATCGGTATTTATGAAGACGAAGATGATACTACAACAACTACGGATCTATTTGATAGAGTTGTCCAGTACGTTCGTGAAGTAAGCGAAAATACCATTACTGCTGAAAATGCAATAACTGACTTTGATAAGGTTCTACAAGAGGCAATTTTCCTACAAGAACCATACGCTGAAGATTTCTTTGACGAAAATTATGTCTCGTCGGAAAATACTCAATTCAATCTCAATAAAGTTATTGCCGATATAACGAATACCTCAGAATCGCAAGCGTTTGTGATGAGTAAACCTCTAACAGATACGGCAACCAAGTCGGATACATTCGCCAGAACGGTAGAGTATTATAGAACGTTCACAGAATCTGTGATCACACATGAATATACTGCTGCTGGTATAGAACGTCCAACGGGTAGTGACGAGTTTGATGTAGATGAGGCAAATGCAACTGAAACATCATTCAATCATCTATATAAATATTTGACTGATTCCGTTACGTCAACTGATACCGCTGGCGTAATTCCATATCTGGTTAAAACTGACAATGCAGGTGCAACTGAATTATTAATTGTGGCGAATGACTCTGCAACGATAGATTCTATTGCTGTTGCTGAACAATCGCTTATAAATACACTTAAAGGACTATTCGAAACAGTAACAGTCACCGAAGACGGTATTGTAAATACGCAAGACTATGTTGATGGCGACTTCGGTTCGGATTATGTTGGTCAAGTAACTTATTTTAACTAAGAAGAAGGTAAACTCAAATGAAACTAATCGAAAACGTAAAAGGTACTAAGGGCGAACTAAACATCGTTCTTCGTGACGCAACAGGGAATGTAAAGCAAGAAGTAACTGTTCCTAACCTTGTTGTCAACACTGGTCTTGCGTATATTGCTTCACGCATGAAGGATACAACTCTTTCTGCTATGTCACACATGGGAGTTGGCGCAGGCACAACAAACCCAGCAGCAGGCGATACTGGTCTTGAAAGCGCACTAGGTGCACGTGTTGCTCTTACCTCAACAACTGTAACAGCAAACGCAATTGAATATGTTGCAACGTTTGGCGCAGGTTCAGGCACTGGTGCTGTTACTGAAGCAGGTATCTTCAATGCTCTTACCAGCGGAACAATGCTTTGCCGCACTGAATTTGCTGTCATCAACAAGGGTGCGTCAGACAGCATGACAATCACTTGGACGGTAACGATCTCGTAATATAAAATGGCACTTCTTCTACGATCAGCAGGTCGCACAGAAATAGCAAGAAGTCTTTATCGTGATATTT